CAATCGGAGGGAGCATGAACAAGCCAACCGAACCGTCCGTGCCGCTCAATCACTTCATGCTTGGTCGCTTTGTCGCGCAGTATGAAGAGGGCGCGGCAGGGTTCTTCATCGACGCGGACGATATTCAGGAGGTCGCCCTTCAAGTGAAGGCTGCACTCTCTCTGGGTCGCGCGATCATGGACCAGATCGACGCCGACAAGTCCATCCCAACGGATGTGGCCTGCAAGGTGTTTGCGGCGATCAAGAGAGCGAACGCCGCCCGCGCACTCGCCACCGATACGACAGGAGACTGAGCGATGAACGGCGTAGATCAACGGTGAACAAGCCAAGCGCGTCGTTCGCGGTCACTCAACCTGGCATGTTCTTCGACGTCCCCTGCGACGAGTATTTTGCAGATCCATGCCCGACGCCCTCACTGTCGAACAGCATGATCGGCGTGCTGCTCAATCAGTCCCCGGCTCATGCGGCCGCTCGCCATCCGCGCCTGAACGGTGGCGTCGATGCGTGCAAGGCGACGTCGCAGATGCACCGCGGCTCGGTCGTTCACCGTCTCGCGCTCGGCGCCGGCAAGGATTATCAGGTCATTGACTTCGACGATTTCAGGAAGAATGAAGCCAAGGCTCAGCGTGCCGAAGCTGAGGCGGCGGGGAAGGTGCCGATCCTCGCCGCCAAGTTCGAAGAAGCTGAGGCCCAGGCCAAGGTCGTCCGCCAGCATCTCGACGACATGCTGCTCGGCGAGCCGTTCCTACCTGAAGTCGTGATCGCATGGCAGATCGACACGAAGCATGGGCGCATCTGGGCGCGCGGCATGGTGGATGCCTGGTGTCCGACGCTCAAGCTGGCGGTCGACCTGAAATCATCGACGGACGCCTCTCTGAGAGCCGTCACGAACAAATGCGCCCGCGAAGGCTATGACACGCAGGCCGCCTGGTACACGAGCGGCATCGGTCACATTCTCGACATGCCGGGACAGGTCCGGTTCGCCTACCTGTTCTGCGAGAATGACGCGCCGCACGCTTCGCAGCCGTTCGAGCTGGACGAAGCATGGCGCTCGAGCGCGTGGGACTTGTGCGAGGAAGCGGTGAACATCTTCGCCCGCTGCCTGAAGGCGGGGAAGTGGCCCGGCTATCCGCGCAATCCTGTTCTTCTAACCCCGCCCGATTGGCTGATCCGTGAGCGCATGTTTCGCTCGTTCGGCAGTGGGCATGAACATGCGGAGGCTGCATGACCTACAAAGACATTGAGAAGCGCATCAGCGTCAGTGAGGCGAAGCCCCTTCTGGAAGGAGGCGTCGACAAGCTGACTGATGAGCAGGTTATCCAGTGCTATGACGCCTACGCCAGCCACATCAGCTATCTAAACGCTGACGATTACGGTGGCGATTGGAAGTTCGTTCCGCAGTTCCGCCCCGGCCTCAAGGCAGCACGCGAGGAACTAGAGCGGCGTGGTTTGGACGTTCCGACGGGCTATCTCGTATGAACGCCCCTAACCGCAACTTCGTCGCTCAGGACGCCAAGCGAGAGCATACGCCTCTGCTCGTGGGCCTCATGGGTCCGTCGGGCTCAGGCAAGACCTACAGCGCCCACCGTCTAGCGCAGGGCATTCAGTCCGTTGTCGGCGGCGACATCTACATGATCGACACGGAGAACCGGCGCGGCCTGCACTATGCCGACCGCTTCACGTTCAAGCACGTCGACATGCAACCGCCGTTCGGTTCGCTCGACTATCTCTCAGCGCTGGAGTTCTGCGTCAAAGAGGGCGCAAAGACGATCATCGTGGACAGCATGAGCCACGAGCATGAAGGCCCAGGCGGGATGATCGACTTCCACGAACAGGAAGTCACCCGCATGGCAAAAGGCGAGGACTGGAAGCGCCAAGCCGTCCAGATGCTCGCATGGTCCGAGCCTAAGCAGCGCAGACGGCAGCTTATCAACGGCATGATCCGGCTGAACGCCAACATCATCTGCTGCTTCCGCGCCAAGATGACGTCCAAGCCCGTGAAGAAGGACGGGAAGACCGAAGTCGAACAACTCGGCTTCATGCCGATCGCGGGCGACGAGTTCGTGTACGAGCAGACGCTCAACTGTCTGCTGCTCCCCGGCGCTGGCGGTGTGCCCACCTGGCACTCAGAGCAAGTCGGCGAGCGGACGATGATCAAGCTGCCAGAGCAGTTCCGGACGTGGCTCAGCGACAAGCAGCAGCCGTTGGATGAGGCGGTCGGGGCGGGACTCGCGAGATGGGCGTCAGGGACGGAGCGGCCGAAGAAAGCTGAGCCGGCCGAGGAACCGGAGTTGCTGCCGTGAAGCTCGACCTTCGAAGTCGCCACCGCAACCGCGGACGCCCGCCACAGAAGGACGCGCCGGGTTTCCTGCAGTTTGTGCGCGGGCGCCCGTGCATCTTCGCCGATAGCGGCGACTGTCAGGGCAAGGTTCAGGCGTGCCACCTGGATTTCGCGGGCGGGAAGGGTCTGAACAGCAAGGTTGCCGACAGATACTCGGTCCCCATGTGCGGCTTGGGCCATCACGCTCGCCAGCACGGCGTCGGCTGGGATTCTTTCATGGCTGAGATGGGCGTTACCCGTGAGGAACTGATGATCGCGGCCGCTCGGCTCTGGCACGCTTGGCCTAGTCGCCGTCAATGGGAATCCAAACAACAAGGAGATGCAGCATGACCACCGTCTTTGTTCCCTTCCGTGAGAACCTCATCGTCCCCAAGCTGCACGCAGGGTTTTTCACGATCACTCCCGCAGTGGCGAAGAGCATCCTCGAGACGCGCAATCAGGCAAACAGAACCCTGAAGCAATCGAAGGTCGAGCAACTGACCCACGATGTCCATGCCGGGCGGTTTACTCTCAACGGGGAAAGCATCGTCTTTTCTGAAGACGGCGCTCTTCTGGACGGACAGCACCGCTTGGCCGCCTGCGCTGCGAGCGGAAAGTCCATTTCGAGTGTGGTTGTGGTCGGCATTCCAACTGATGCCCGCTCAACGGTAGATCAGGGCGTGGCGCGCACTACGGGCGACGTGTTCCAAATGTCAGGGTTCGAAAATGGAAACACTCTGGCCGCGATTGGGCGCATAGCCTTTGCCTGGCTGCGGGGAGATGGCCGCTCCATTGGCCGCATGAATGACGTTTCTCGCGCTGACGTGATGGGCCTGCTCAATGACGATCCTACGTTAGCAGACGCGGCCAAGTTCGGGCATCGACACAGCGTTACGGGCGTAGCAAGCCCGACGGTGATGGGCTTCTGTTTCTGGCTGATCGGCCAGCATTACGGCGTTGACGTCGCTGAGAGTTATCTGGGGAAGGTCGCGTCGGGTGAAGGGCTTCTGCTGGGCGATGGCGCCTTGGCAGCAAGGAACCGTCTGATTTCTGAAGGTAAGGCCACCTCGCAGACGAAGATTGAAATCGTTCTGCGCGGGTTCGTTAACCATTATCAGGGCGTCCGAGTAAGCAAACTCCTAGTGATGAAATCGTTGCCAGCGATGCCCGCCATCACGCCCCAATATAAACGAGAGCCGGTGGCAGCATGATGCAGCCCGAAATCCGAGACGACGGCTTCAGAGTGACCGACTTCGGTTCCTACCGTTGGCGCGTCAATCCGTCGCATGAACAGCTCGCCGTCCGGGAAATCCGGAGCCGGTGGAAGCGTGAGAGCGAGGCCAAAGCCGCATGACCTTGCCGCACTGGCCTGCAGCGATGAAGCGCTCTTTAGCCGCGAGATATTGCGACCTGTCGGTTGCGGAGTTCGAGCGCGAGATCGCCGACGGTCGCCTGCCAATGCCGGTGAAGCTGGGCAACTCTGAACACTGGAGCAAGCTGCAGCTCGACAAGGCGTTGGAGAAGATCGCCAGCGGGTCTAATGACTGGCGCACAAAGCTAGGGCTCCACGATGCCGCATGAATGGCAACCCATTGAGACCGTGCCCGACAAGCGCGTGCTGTTCTGCAACGAGAGCGGCTACGTTATGAGCGGTTATGCCAGCGCGGGACGTTGCTACGTGGATGCAGACGAGGATCCGGCAGACGACCTCACCCACTGGATGCCGCTCCCCGAGCCACCCAAATGAGACGCAAGCTCCCCAAGTATGTCCGAACGAAGGTCGCGAAGGGCAGGGTTTATCTCTACTTCGACATCGGCCAGCGCAATGATGCGGGCAAGCCGATCCTGAAGAAGCTTCCGCCGATTGATGATCCGACCTTCGGGCGGGCGCTCGCGACTTGCCAGGCGATGCGGAAGCGGCGTGAGAACGTCCCGGACTCCCTGACCGTCGCCGGCCTCGCGAACCTGTTCGAGAAGTCTCAGGAGTTCAAGCAGCTCGCCGAGGCATCGCGCGCCGTCTATACGCTCTATCTGAAGCAAATCCGCGAGAAGCTGGGCCTTGCGCCGGCCGACGAGCTTACATCGAAGGATGTCCGCATCGTCCGCGACAAGATGGCTGACACCCCGGGCGCGGCGAACATGCTCATCCGCACGCTCGGCGCTCTCTATAACTGGGGACGCAAGAGCCAGCACGTCACTAACGCCCCGACAAAGGACGTGGTGATGTTCGATCAGGGGGAGCATGAGCCGTGGCCGGATTGGCTGCTCGAGCGCGCCCTGGCCGATCCCGCCGTGCGTCTGCCCGTCGCCATGCTCTATTACACGGCACAGCGGATCGGGGACGTCTGCAAGCTGCGGTGGACGGACATTCGCAGCGGGGCGATCGAGCTTACACAGCAGAAGACCGGACTCGACCTGGCCGTCCCGATCCATTCCGAGCTGAAGAAGCTATTCGATCAGACGCCGAAGGGCGGGTTTCAGATCCTCATGCGCGAGGACGGAACGCCGTGGCGTCCGAACCTGCTCCGCAAGGCTCTACAGGTATGGGCAAAGGGGGAGGGGGCGAAGGTGGTCCCGCATGGCCTCCGTAAGAACGCGGTCATCGCGTTGCTGGAGGCGGGCTGCTCCGTTGCAGAGACAGCAGCGATTTCAGGACAGACGCTTCAGGTGATCGAGCATTACGCCAAGCGGCGGAATCGAAAGACGCTCGGGGCTTCTGCGATATTGAAGTGGGAAGGAACCAAGGCGTGAGCGACGAGGCTTCACTGCGGGCGGCATTGGAAAGCATCCACGCGGCAAGGCTCCGCGCAGACGGCTCAGATGCGGGCTACGGATGGAACATCACAAAGCTGAATCGGGCGATGGACGCTGCCCTCCCGTTGCTCGGCAGGGAGGCTCCGATCCGGCCCTACATCGACGTCGCGGCACTCCGCAAACTAGGCGGAACAGACCGTGAAAGTGAAAACGAAAGTGAAAACTAGGCCGTTTCCGGTCTGTAGCCACCTAATACGAGGTAAACAGCCGTTGGCTTATTTCAGCCAATTCACCCCCAGAAGAAGGGAAAACCGCCATGCTTTCGCCTAAGGGGAATGCCGAAAAGAGGAAAACCGAAGGCGGCGTGCTTAGCGAAGAAATTATGCGCGGTTATTGGTTCAAGGAATATGCGGACCTCGGACACTGGTTCAACACCGCGCATGACAGATGCATTCGCTGCGGAACGCCGACAATCGACCTGTACGAGGACGGCGTTTACGGAGACGTTCGACCCTGCAAGAAAGAGACGACTGATGGCACAGATCGAGCCTGAGCAAATCCGAGATGCAATCATCGCAATGTGCGATGAGTTTCCCGACTCCTTCGGAACGTATGACACGGACGGCAGCGACCTGCTCATCTTCAATGGGCTGCTGAACCTGTCTATCGTGTCCCGTAATCTAAACGAAGCTACTGCGGAACAGGCACAAGCCTCTGAGGATGCTTCCACCCGTAGCTAGGCTGAGCCGCGCCCTTGAGCTGCTTGCCGTTGCCGAGCACGCCGCCCGAACAGTTCAGCAGCTTGTTGATGCAGTTCTGCCACCACATATCGTGGACCGTCGGATCCCACGCCATGAAGAAATCCGCGTGGAAGGTGTGGCCCTTCGGCTGCGTCGGCGCCATGTGGTCCGAGGACAGTTCCCAGAGGCTCGTCGTGTCGCCCGCTGCCACCGTGTACCACGCACCGAGCGTGAACGTCGGAATGTCATAGGGATGGGTAGACGGGCATTTGAGATAGCCCCAGGTTCCATAACTGGCATAAGCGACGTGGCTTCGGTGATCCAGACTGTCGAGGTTCTTGCCGTCCCAGCACTCGGGAGCCTGGATGATCGCGCCGACCTGATTGCCTGCAGGGCAGTTCGCAAGGGCGGTCGTGAGCGTTGCATAGGCGCCGCTAACCGCCGTCGGGCCTTGGCAGTTGAACTTGATCGAGCCAGTCCGACCCTGCTGAACGCCGGTCGGATCCCAGCCGAAGATGAACTTGAGGCCGTTGGGAAGCTGGACCGCCTTGCCGCGGTACTTAGGGTTGGTCGGGTCTGAGACAACCGGATCGGTGGCCGGCCGCTGCTTGTAATAGATGCTCACATAGTCCGGCCGAACGACATTGCCCTTGCCGTCGAGCATTGCCGGCATCCAGTAGGCGGAACGATTCGCTGCTGTCCCGTTGCCGGACCAGTTGCACGTCGAATCGCCCGCGGCCCTGAGGCTCGCATAGGTCGAGCGCGCGTCAGCGGCCACGTTGCCATAGAACTGATGAAGGTGACTCTTGCCAGGCTGTCCGGGGAACAGGATCGGGTCGTCATAGGAGAGTTGCCCCGCGCCACAGATGAAGCGGAAAGCCCCCACGGTATCAGGTGCGGCTGATCCGGGGATGCCAGCGGCGGCGAGCGTAGTGTTCACATCGAAGTTCGACGCGATCGGGTTCTCACCCTTCAGCGGGTCCGTCGGAGGCGGGGGCGGGGGCGGTGGGGGAGGTTCCGGGCAAGTCTGCCCAGCCGGAACCGTCGACCCGTCCGGACACGGCACAGGCGGGGGAGGCGGCGGCGGGACAGGGACCACGGCCTTGATCGCCTGGTCGATCGCGTACAGCGCGCGGCTGGCAGCGTTCTTCGTGGCGGTGATCTCTGTCGTCGCCTTGGCCGTGTTGCCGGTCTTGATGGCGTACTCTGCTCGAGCAGCCGCGTTCTGGGTTGCGTTGACCTCAGTGCGCGCCTTGTCCAGCCGCTCGGCTATGGTCTGAGCGGAAGCGGGGATTGCGAGGACGAGCGCCGTGGACGCGAGAACGATCGCGCGCATGGGATGGGTGTTCCTTTCAGCGGGTGGTTTCGGCCTGGACTTCTCTGATCCAGGCATCGTCGGACGCGCATTGAAACAGGTCGCCTTCCAGCGACAGAACGTAATTCGCGACTGTGTTCTCACGCCCCCGGATGACCGAGACGAAGCGGTCATGCTCGATCTTCGCCTGACCGACGGACGCGACCTTGCTCCAGTCGATGCGATATTCCGGGTTGAGCTGCGGACGCTTGCCGGTTGCGACTTGGCAGTCCGTTCGCTCAGCGGGGATGGGTAGGGCGGTGACAATCCGTTTGGGTTCGCATGCGCTAACCGCCAAACAGGACGTCAAGAGGGCTGCTGCCATGCTGTACGGCCGCATCGATCTTCTCCTTCTCGTCTTCTTGTTTCGCAGCGAAGTCGGCTTGACGCGCTGCAGCCTTCGTGTCGGCCTTGGTTCCGGCGTTCGCCGCCTTCGTGATGAGCTTGTCGCTGGCCTTCTTCCACGCTTCGTCGGCATGGGCCTCGCCAGCATTGAAGCGGCGGTTGCCGTAGGCGGTGCGCTCAGCAAGGAATGCGGCGATGAGCAGAAGCGCGCCGAGGGCATAGATGCCCCAGCGTGGCAGTCCGAACATTGGATTTCCCTTCGATCTATGCTAGCGAGCCTGTGCCCGCTGGATACAACGGACGAGGCTTAGGCCGCCTAAAGCGATGCAGCGAACCTGCATCGACAGGGCGGGTGGGTAGCGAGCGGTTGACCAGTCCAGCGGGCAACCTCAGTCGAGAAACTTGATCTTCGCCGTGTCAACAGCAGCGATCTTGTCGATGATCCTCAGGACGTCACCCTTGTTCGCATAGCCTGAGGACTGACCCGAGCAGACGATCTCGTTATTGCGGGCCTTTAGATGCCAGAAGTAGCGCCGGCCGCGGAAGGTCATGCGGCGGAAGATTTCGAAGGTCATGCGACCCCCTGCGTCTTTTCGAGAGTGCGGATGCCGTAAAGCGCGGCGACGAAGCCGAGCACGATGATGCGCGTCCCTTCGGCCATCGGCTTGTCCAGCCAATCCCCTATGAACAGGGACCACGCAGCCGCGGCAACGCCTACCCAGTCCAGGGTCGGGCGCGCGAGGCGCACATAGATCTGATACCAGCGGCTTGCCCGAATGGGGCTGTCCGGCATCGGGATAGATGCCGGGATCGGCCGAGCGGCCTTTGTCGTCTTTGCAGAAGTCATCGCGCCCACTCCCCGGTTTTCTTGTGCAGCCAGGTCAGGAATTGCCCGACGGTCTTGCCCTTCAGAATGGATGGGTTCGCCCGCGTTGCGGCGGGTCCGGCGATCAGGTCTGCCCTTGCACCCACGTCCGCGCTGATGACCTTTGCGGCCGTGCCGGCACCGAAGAAGTGACAGGCGTAGAGCGATGCCCGGTTGATAGGCAGGCCCATCCGCTTGAGATATTCGGCGTTCTTCGCGGTAAAGCTCTTGGCCCGCTGAAGCTGCTCAGCTTCAGACGGTCGCAGGCCGCCAAACGCTTGGGTCAGGTCCGGCCCCCATGTCCCGCCTTCGCCGATCCACGTCGACTTGATGAACTGGTAAAGGCCGGATGCGCTGGAGGTCGGAGCCTTGATGTAGGGTCGGTTGCCGCTTTCGATCATCGCCAGCATCGGCCAGTAATCATCGGGAATGCCGCACGGCTCAGGCTCGGCCTTGGCGCGCGGAACGCCCAACAGATCGAGATGGTGATCCAGACCCTCGAGCAAGGCCGGGTCGTTGAACCCAGGCGGCTTCAGGTACGGCCGCAGGAACGCGAACAACTGCGCGCGGGGATCGTCTCTCACGGACCGACATCCACGCCGTTGGCCCACGCTACGAACCCCGCAAGAAGCGCCAGCACGAAGGTAACGGGCCAGTGCCTTGCGAACCACTCTACAAGGCCGACCGCTCCTTCGCGACGGTGCTTGTCGGCCTCAAGCACCGTGATTCTAAAATGGTGGCGGCCCTGTTCTTCCCTCAGCTCTTTCACCTGATCGACCAGCCGGTTGACCGCATCGAGCTTTTGCAAAGAGTTGTTTTGATTGTGCTTTACGGCTCGCACTTCGGCGATCAGCTCTCCGAGGAGCCTATCGGTCGACGCGCCATCGTTATGGCCGTCGCCCACTTCTCTGCTTGGCATGGCGGCTCCATCATTGAAGGCGTTGTTAAATATGTGTTATCAAGAGGCGTGCGCGATTGGTTCGCCCTGACGTTTCCGACGCTGGCCGCTTATCCAGCGGACAAGTGGATGATGGCCCCGATCGTCTTCTTCCTGAGCATCGGCGTTCTGGCGGGCGTGGGAGTCGCAGCGTTTGAGAACCCGAACCAAATGTGCGAGGTCTGCCACGATACGATGATGAAGCGGTTCGACGCCTACACCTGCAGCGGGAAGGAATCCCTGCCCGACAAGGAACTGGCCGCTTGCCGACGCTCACTGGGCAAGCCGGAGATTTACTGATGTTCGACCGCTCGCCTCTGACTTGGCGCGATGCCGCCGTGTTCCTCGCGTTCATGGCCTTGATGATGTTCGCCGGCTTCGGACAGCAGCCCTAGATCGCGGCTAGAACCTTCGCCTCGCTCGCCGTCCACGTCAGGCCGGTAAGCGCCTTCTGGCTCGTCCACGTCACCTGATCGTCCGAGTATTCGATCGCGCCCGTGTTAACGGTGCGTGACGTGTTGGCCGTGGCCCTCAGCAATATCTCTTCGACCTTTACCGCAGTCGGGAAGATGAAGCCGACCCATTGGTTCGTCGTTCCTGAACTGCTCCACGCCGCAGTCGTGCCGTCAAAGGCGTTCCAAGCATTGCTTCCCGCACCCATAATCGAACGGCCACCGGAATCGCCATTCGCGCCCGACTGGACGGGAACCTGATCGGCCGCGCCGGACGTGGCACGGAACTCGATCTCGTCAATGAGGTAGAACGTGCCGCCGTTGGCCGTCGTGCAGAGGATGCGCCAGAAGCGATGAAAACCAGCAGCCGGCACCGTCTCGGGGAAGACGTGGTAGTGATCGAGGATCGGGCCGTACAGCGCGCAGGCTGAGCCAAGCTGCGTCCATGCGGAATCGTCGTCCGACCATTCAATCGTAAAGTCTTTTGGCGCGGCGGCGAAGTTTGTCTGAGACCCCGTCGCTGAAGCCGCCTTGATCGCGACCTCGACGATGTTCTTGGCGTTGCCCAGGCCAAAGTCGTATTTCAACCAGCCGCTAGCGCCTGTCGGAACGTAGGCGGCGCCCAGCGTGTTATCGAAGGCGTTGGCCGGTGTGCTGCCCGTGAAGCCACCGCCGCCCGATGCAGTGCCGGAGCCGGTAACGTCCGAGCCTCCAGGCGTCTCGCGCATCTCGACTTCGATGAACTGCGTGCTGGCATTGCCGTGGTTCGTGGTCTGATTGATGCGCCAGTAGCGATGACCGCCCCCACCGCCCGCCGAAGCTGGATAGGGTATCGACTGAACGATCATCAGGCCGTCCGGACGAGATGCGTGGCGACGAAGCCGGTCACGCTGGCGGCAGTGACCTTCAGCCATGCGCCAGCTTCAAGCGTTGCGGGAAGGGTAGTGGAACTGAACGTGCTGGGAGCGGCCGTGGTGGACTTCTCGTAAGTGATTGTCCCGGTTCCGATCTCGGCGTTACCCTGGTCGACGGTCATCGCCACGACTGCGGGGATGTAGAGGTCGCCGTCAGCCGTGAAGTTGGGCGCCCACTCGGCATCCAGCGCGAGACTGCCCGAGGTGGCGGCATAAAGCTCTGTGAAATTGTCGTTGCACTTGATGAACGCGTTCCGGATTGGATCGCCCGTGCCGTCGTTCGGCGCCGAGCCGATGCCGATAGTCTGTTGTGCCATTTACCCGATGTCCGCTGTCTGAAGGGTGGTGTCTGCCGTGAGGAGGGTGGTATCGGCCCGACGGACCCCGATGCTGATATTGCCGACCGTGACCGGCCCAAGCACAAGGCGCTCGCCAGGTTCGCCATCGACGATGTAAGTGACCGCGGCGTAGTAGACGGCACCGCCTGTAACGCTGCTGATGTCGACCTGAGTGGTCGATGCCGGAAGTGTGCCGTAAACGATCCAGGCCGGCGCATCGGGATTGGCGACCGGATCTGTTACTCCATCGTCCTGCCAGTATTCGAAGATGATGGATTCAGCTAAGTCATCGTCGCTTGCTGAGCCCGCTATGCGAAGCGCCGGAATGGATGCGCCACCGCTGGCGAGCGACACTGCCGATAGTGTCCAGTTGCCACTGTCGGGCGCGCCAATCTCGGGAATAAGCGGCGGAATGCTCGGTCGCGAAAGATCCTGATCGAATGTTCCGCAGTCATAAACGCTCGAATGGATTTGACGGAGCGTAAGGGTGTTTTGCCACTTCTCATCGATCGAATAGGCTTCGACGCGGAATGTCATTGAGCCGGAGGGAAAGCGGGATGAAACCCACGTCACCCAATCGCCGTCTTCGATCTCGCAGAATTGCGGCCCAAGCGTAACGGTTCCGCGCCACCACAGCCTGCCAAGCCTCCGAGTGATCTCCGCAACCCTGAGAGCCTGTTCCTGATACCGAACCAACCTGAGGGGGATGCTTACTTCTCTCGGCTTTCCGTCTGCCGTGATGTCGGCCGTGTCCCTTACAACGGGCGCCCCGTGGTCCTGCCACTTCTGTGTCGGCTCAACGTAGCGCGCAACGACGGTGTTAAGCCATTCCTCGCTAGACTCTGAGAGAATGCCGCGGTTGCAGGAGACTTTGCTTCCCGAGAGAAGATCGGCATCCGTGAAGGGCGCGACGACGCTTTCTGCGTGGCCGGGGTTTAGCTCAACCGAGCCTTCGCGAGTGACGACTGTGCCGCCCGTCGCCGCTGCGAACATTCCCTCGACGTCAATGAAATCCTGGTTCGAATAGACCGGGCCTGCCACCCTGTAACCGGCATGGCCGTCCAGCCAGCGGAACTGGAACTCGTCGGCGAGGAGCGGCTTCGTGATGAGCGCGTGAGCCAACCAACTGTAAACGCTTGTTTGAACCGAGCCAGCCGGCGCCCATGAATCCAGATTGACAGTGCGCAGGGCTTGCAGCGTCGTCGTGTCATATTCGACATTCACGAACCAAATGCTCTGCTCCCCAACGCGCGCGTTGCGGAAGGCTATGTCGTAGGAGTTCGTGGAAACGCCCAGGTTGGAGTCGAGCACGGCGCCCGTCGCGGGATCGATCAGATAGATGTTGGTCTGATCGACGACGAAGATGTTGCCGCCGCCATTGAACATGCCGCGAGGCGCTGACACGCCCGTCACTGCAGGCGTCAGCTCTAGCCCCGTGTCGAGATTGGCGATGCGCAGGTCGCCAGCGTCTTCGCCAATACCCCACACTTCTCCGTTCGCGTCGGCAAAATATTGCTGCACTTGCCAACTGAGGCCAAATGCCGTGAAGTGGTCGCCCGTTACCTCGTAGCCGTCCGCGCCGCCGCGCGCGAAGATGCGCCCCGCCGCCGTCCACAGATCAATCATGGTGGCGGGGAAGTCAGCATTGTCGATAATGACTGTTGGCGTCGAACTGCCGAGCGTCACGAAGACGAGCGTGCCGCCAAAGAAGGACGAGAGGCCGTAGAAGCCGCCGTTGGCGAGCGCGATGTTGCCGGCAGGATTGGAATATGTGCCGACAAGCTGATGCCCGAGGACATCCCAAACCTGGTAAAAACCGCCTGACGAAATGACGAGCAATCGGCCATCAGGCGTGAACTGCCCGTTCGCAAGCCCGAAGCCTTGGGCATCTTCCGCGGCATAACGAAAGGCAGGACAAGAAGCTTCGTCACACAGATTTGCGGCGGCGAAGACGTTTTCGGGAGGGGCTTCCTCGGCTGTCAGCCCGCGCCCGATGAGCAATGCAGTCTGATCCGTTACATCGTCATTGGCATAGACGCCGCGAACCCACTTGTAGCGGCAGATCGCGGCATTCTCCGTCCATTCCCAGGTGTCCGGATCGTCGATGCGGTGGGGTCCAGAACCGCCAGTAACCGTGTCGTCCAGCCTCGGGTCGTAGCAGAATGCGCCCTTGATAACGAAGCCGAAGCGGGGACGTCCGCCAGGCCATTCGGGCTTCTTCTCGTCGGGCTTGTCCGCTTCATAAACCACGACAACATCACAGCCGGACTCGCCGATGTCAGTTGCGGTCCATCCCGGCCCATGATCCGTGACGACAGCAGGCAAGGGCTGCGTGGAGGTATCGGAGCGGAAGTAGATGCGAAGCGCCGCGTCGTCACCGTCTTCGAAGCCGGGAACGTCCCCGTCTCCGGTGTAGGGATAATATTCGTCGTTAACATAAAAGCCGGTCAGGCTGTGGCACTTGTGGTCGGCAAGACGGATGATCAGGACTTCGAACTTGGTCCCATACTTCCCGCCATAGTTGAACCCGTCGACCAACGACCCGGCAGTGTAGGTTTCCCCAAGCTGGAGCACCCGCGGCTGCTCGCCGAGCTGGATAGCCATTTCCGACGCGGCGCGCGCCGGGGTCTTCGGCTGTGTCAGCAGCATGATCGCGTTGCTGACGATCATCAATCCGCCCTGAATAATCAGAGCCGCATTGCCTGTTATGATGCCGGCCGTGATCAACGCCGCGCCGACGATGAAGCCGACAAACTTACTCATCGGCCCTCACCCCTTAGCAACAAATCGACCACGCCATGACCATTGCTTTACGAGGAGCACGCTTGTTGCCCTCGTCGCCTGGACAGACGAGCTTTTCACCCTCGACAATCATTGGATGGATGCCCAAAATCGGGTCAGGAACCCCGGCAATATCCCCGCGCTTCGCCATTGATGGGGGGACGCGCTTGAACCTCTTATCAAGAGCAGCTTCCATTCCGCCTTCGCGATTCAGAACGCGCATCGCGCCTGCCTGAGATGACCAGCGAAGGCCCTTCAACGGATCCTTGCCGGTTGCTGCCTTGACGGCTCCCCCGGCGAAGCTAGCGCAATCGTTTTCGCCCCACCAATAGGGCATTGTCTGACGGCTATTGATGAACTCGAGCAGGGCGGGGATGTCTCGGCTGCATCCCATCAGTTGCCTCGGACCCGAGACGGTTTCTTGCCGCCCCAATAAAGCATCTTCTCCGGGGCATAGCCGGTGAACTTGAAGTAACCATCGGTCGCGCTGATGAGGCGTTGGTCCGAGTCAGCCCGCATTCGGGCGCCGCTTCGGCCAAGCCCTCGAGCCGCGCTTTCGACAGAGGCATTGATAGCTGCCGGCCCGCCGATGACTTCTTCCGTCTCGACGGTATCTATCCGCCCCCGGTCGAACACATGGGCGTCCAGCATGGTTTTGCCATCACTGGCGAAGATCAGCCGATAGAGGACGACCGATGCACCCTTGACTTCATCGGCATCCAGCAAGGCCAGAGCGTCGGGTTCAACTCCGGAGAGTGTTAGCGTGAGGCCCTGGGCAACGCCGCCGATCGCCCCGTTCGTCTGTTGGGCAATGGCGCTATTGCCAAGGCCGAGATAATCGTCTGCGCCGATCGTGACGGTCCCGTATCCGCCCCAAACCCGGATCGGCGTTCCGAGCGGGTCACGGGGAACGATTTCCACGGCCCCGGTTACTATTGCCTCGCCGGCCTCAATCGCGGTCATTGCGGGCGCCGCGATCGACTTCATTCGCGGATGTCCTGAATAGCCATGATCTGCCCGCCGTCGATGGAGTAAAGCCTGTCGACGGGACCGAGATTCGACTGATCCAGAACCATCGCCATCACACAGCCGGGGTTATCCACATGCGCCACGGCGGAACCTGGAACCGCAGTAGGAACGGGCGGCTCTACGGTAACGGTCGCAACGCCGCCTCCGCTCGCGGTCGCGCCGACGACAACCCGCACGAGAGCGCGCCAGGGAAGGCCTGCGACGGCGGTCTCAGTGGCGGTGTAGCGAAAGTCGATATAATCACCCTGCGAGAGAATGAAGCTCGCTGGCAGGCCATTAAGGGTCAACAGGCTATCACCGTCCGAATTGATCGTTTCCGACCAACTGGAAGCATCCCCAGCAAAGCCCCCCGGCAACCCCGCATCGAGATAGGACTTGGGAAGGACACGATCGAGCGGGAAGCCGATGAACCGCCGCGTCTGCCCGCGCATCGACGAGAAGAAGGCCCGCCATTCGTCGGAGTTCGCTACAGGCATCCGGCCGAGCGTTGAAACCATGCTCCACAGCGGAAACCCGGCCTGGACTCCTCCGATGCGCCCGCTCGCCTCGGGAGCCGCGTAATCGACGCGCTGGATCTCGAACTGCTGCTGCGCCACGTACATCGTCGGCATTGCGGCGGGCGCCTTCACCTTTTTTCCTTCCAGATGAAGCGGTCACGGGCGTCGTGCATGGTTCGAACAACCTGGCCCGGAAGCTCGGCCTGCATTTGATTGAGGCGGACATTGATCGCTGCGACCGCCGCAGGGTCCGCGCCGCGGAAGTCGTTGTGCATCACGAACTGGCCGCCGCGGCTCCAGCCTGCGTCATTGTCGTTTGACAGGTTCACCCGCTCAGACATGGAAGCGCGGGGGATTGCCAAGCCGCCCGTGGCCATTCGCGCGAAGTCGCCGTCATTGATGCCCTTGAGCAGTGGCAGGAATTTGCGCGTGGCCTTGGCGTTGATGACGAACTCGCCATTGGAGAGCATCGCGGGAACCTTGTCATCGCGAGGTCCACCCGGTCCCGAGACAAATCCGCCATAAGCGAAACCGGCAGGACTGACGTATCCACCGTCCGCCGCGCCGCCCCCGACCAACTGCATGATCGTGCCGATCACATACTTCTGAATCGCGATGCGGAGAAGTTCGGCGAGGATCTGCGCCGCCATGTCGTGAAAGGCTTCCTTGACGGACTTCGTACCCTGAATGACGTCCATAAGACCATCTTCAAGGCTCTGCAGGCCATTCGCGGCGACGCTCTCTAGCGCCTCGTTCATCTTCGCCGCGTCGGTCGGCAGAGTAGCAAAATAGTCTTCAAGCGGGCCGCGCGTTCCGGCTCTTACGTTGTCACGACGCGCCTCTTGATTAGCATCTAGCGCAGCCTTCCGACGCCGCGCCTCTTCCCAAGCAACCGAGCCGATTTCCTCTTCCGCCATGATGGCGTCGAGCTTGGCGCGTTCCTGGCGATACCAAAGATCGAGAAGCCGCAACTGAACGTCGCGCTGTTCGGATGCCGTTTCGGCTAGGCCGGCTTCGAGATCCAGCTTTTCACGCTGCAAGTCGTAATCAACATCGGCCAGCCGAGCGATCCGCTCACGAACTGCTTCGTCCTGCTCTCGGTATATCGCCTCACGCTTGAGGCTGTCCGTAATGTTGTAATGCTCGAGAAGCTGGTCAGCCTGCGCCTGCGTGATGCCTTCAGCGCCTTTCGTCAGGCCATTGATTTTTACTTCGTAGGCTAACTGGCTTTCGTATTGGCGGCGATCCAGGTCGAGCAGTTCTAGCGCGATGTTCGCGCGGTCATCCTCATTGCGGGCAAGACTCTGTTGCGCCTGCAAAACATCGGCCTTCGCTCGCAGAATGTCCTGATCGAACCGGTTCGCGTCCCGCAAGGCGTCGAGCTGCTTGCGAAGGGCTTCCTCTGCGCTGCGATCGGCTCCACCGCGGCGCGAGCGACCGCCACCGCCACCGCCGCCGCCAGCAAGGAACTGCCCGATGTCCGCGCCGCCCGGCCGAACCCGCGCCTGTGGCTGACGGCGAACCTGACCCAAGGGAACGGTGACAGACTGCCCCGGCGTATTGAAGCCGAAGACTTCGCCCTTAACCAACCGATTGAACTGAGCCGGGAGCGACCACTTGCGGGACAGGTTGTTCGTGAAATCAACCCACGCGGCGGACGCGCGGCCCGCCATGTTCACAAGCTCAAACAGTGTGTCCGCCAGCTTCAGGATCGCGTCGGCATTGTCGGCGACTTCGCCCGCGATCCTTGCCGAGAGGACGGTCTTCATCGCGTCCAGCTTGTCCGCCGTGTCATCGGCGCGCTGGATCTGCTCGTCGCTTAGGACGATGCCAAGCCGCTCTGCGGCGTCGGCCAATTCATTGACTTGCCGAGATCCGCCAGAGAGCAGGGTGTCGAGCTTGGCGCCGGAGCGACCGAACAGTGCAACCTCGATCGCCGCGCGCTGCGACCTGTCCTCAACCTTCGAGAGCCCATCCGCGATGATGCGGAAGGCTTCGCCCGTGTCCTTACCTTTGAGCTGGTCGACACTGACGCCGATGGCATTGAGCGCGGCGATAGGCTGCTTCGCGCCGGCCGCAACCCGACCGAGCGTGACAGCAAGCTTGGAAAGTCCAGTCTCAAGCTCTGCCTGACTGACGCCCGTCTGTCCGGCCGCATAACGAAGGATCTGCAGGTCTTTGGTCGTGACGCCGAGCTGCTGCGAAACCTCGCCAAGCGAGCCCGCATAATCGAGCGCCGCCTTGCCGGCCGCGATGATCGTTCCGACCGAGAGTGACGCGACGAAGCCCGCCACGCCCGCCTTCAGCGTGTTCATGGCGCCGCCAGCGTTCTTGAAGTCGCTGACGATCGAGTTCGCGGTCGCCTTCGCCGTGCGCTGCGACCGCTTCATCCCCGCTTCGAATGCGGACGTCTCTGCGGACAGGCTTACGCGGAGCGCGCCAATCAATGCACCGGCCATTTGCGCTCCGTTTTGTAGATTTCGACAGGGACGCCCTTAGCCTTCAGCCCGTGGAAGAATGCGAGGGCTTGGGCGGATGCGGACTTCGTGCCGTCATGGTCGCCGATGAGCGATGCCAGTTTCGGCAGCTTCTTCGTTCGAGCGAACGCTTCAGTGTGCCACGCCGTAGTGATAGCGAGGTCGAACTGGCGCCTGGCGGCGAGGGCCGCGCCCTCCATCGCGTTGACGAAGGACCGCGGCGTCTCACGCCAGAACTCAGAAGGAGAGAACCCCGCCTCTATCCAGCGACGGCGGAACTCTTCGACCGACCATTCCGCGTCGGTTCCTTTTTTGGCTTCCTATCCTCCTTTGGCGGAGGGAATGCGCGATTAAGGAGGGCGTCCAGCGCAAACCCGACCTTCACCGCGTCCTTACCCTTGTCCATCACGATCGACATGCACTGGCCGAGAGTGGTTTCAGGGTGGTGTTCGCGGAAAAGAGCCCAAAGGACGCGAGAGAGAAGCGAGTAAGACGGCCTGCCACTCCGAACGAGGGCGACAACATCTGGCATATCCAGACCAGTGTCGCCCTCCATTACGGTGATGGAGTGGAAGTCTAGCCGAAGCGTGAAGACTTGCCCGAACGCCTCAACCTGCTCTTCCTCGGAATAGGCTACGAGGGCCATTAGGAACCGCTCGTGCCCGTACCCTGTTCAAGCGCACCCGTGACGCGGAACGTGACCGTCGCGGTGATGGGAGCGTTCGCTTCCATGTTGTCCGGCGCCCAACGCTTGACGAAGGCGCTCGTGACCATGTTCCAGTCGGCCGTTCCCGTGCCGCTGTTGTCCGGAATGACAATCTTGACCTTGCGGGTGTCGCCCGTGTCCTGAGCGGCAGTCAGCAGAAGATCGGTCGCGTTGCCGGGATCATAGTTCAGCGTTGCCGTGAACTCACCTCCGTCGATCAGGCCGGCGATGTATTCCTTGCGGCGGTTCGGCGACTTGAGATGCGTGACCTCGTGTTCGTCGGCCTCGCTGCTCGGGAATCCGACCTCGCGAACCTCGAGCAGTTCAACGAGATTAGCTTCGGTGTCGTCGGTCGAGACGTGCAGTTCGCCGCCCCAGCCAATACGGGCTTCGGTCATTTAAGGCTCCATCATGGGAAAGCGGCGTCTCACGACGCTGCGGTTCGACCTTGCCCAAGGGTCGGTTCGGGCTATCCCCTCGCGGGGAATTACGCAGGTGTATGGTGGACAATCAGGTCGGCAGACTTCCGATAAATGATTGTTTCGCCGTCCCTTTCGGGGACGTCACGCGGACCCAACTCGACGTCGGCCCGGCTGAACTTGTGTCCGTTGAAAGTCCCGCCAGGCACTAGCGCCGTGAGCAGGGCTTCCATGATTGCGTTCTTCTGCTTGTAGCTGTTCGCCCAGACGTCGATCTGGACGCGGGACGGTTCGAGATCGAACCCCTTGAGATGCTGTGGCCGGCCCGCCGTGAGGTCGAGCATCGTGACATAAGGCCGTGCCGCGCTCTGCGGTGCGTTCTCCGGATAGACCTTGTTTGCCGCCCCGATCGCTGAAGTCACTCCAGCGGCCCCGTTTGCACGGGTCAGCATCGCAGCGAACCAATCCATCTAGAGTCCCGCCTTCGCCCGCTTGCGTGCTGCGCGTTCACCGGCCTTGCGGATCTCGACCCACAATTCCGTTCCGATGATGCTGAGCGCCTTGTCCTTGTTCGCGTCCCACGCCGGCCGCATGAACGGCGAGGCGGGCATCTTGTACGTGCCGAACTCCTGGAACAGTCCGCGGCTCATCGCTGTCCCGACATGAACCTCGGCCACTCCCAGCTTGCCGGCCTTGTGCGCCGATCCCCGTTGGCGCCGCGTCAGTTGCGTGCCGGTGATGACCGAGATTTGCAGCTTGCCCGTTTCGACTGGAGCCAGCGCCGAAGCCTGCTCGTCGATCGGCTGAGCAGCCTTCTTCAGTGTCCGGACGAGAATGTTCTTCTGTGTCGCCTTCGTTCCGATTTCCGCCAGCGCCTTGTCAGAACCGACCAGCCATTCGACCTTGGCCGAGACGTCCGGCATCAGAGGTTGCGCGTCCCGGTGAAACGGATCGTCTCGCGATCGAGCGGTGCAATTTCGGTCAGATCCCAAGATGAACTGAGATACGAGATGCGGTCCTTCAGCGTCACGGCTTCCAGCGCAGCCGAACGGACACACTCAAAGGTTGCCGACTGGACGCCGCCCTCCTGAGCTGCTTCCCGCTTTTCCTGGGCCGTTCCAAACCGAACGCGGGCGCGGCGACTGAGCAGCGTGGCCCAAGTCTCTTCGCCCTCGTTATATTCGTTCGCCGCTGCCGTCGCCCGTTCGAAGACGATCAGCTCTGTCCGCTGGCTTGCCGTTGCCATCAGTAAGCCGAGAGGGGGCTAAGCTCTTTCAGAAGCTCGCCGAGAGCAAACTCAATCTCAGTCGAGATTGTGCCGATCGCCACGGTTCCCCGATTGTCAAACCAATGACTGATGAGCAGCAGGATCGCTTGCTTGCCGATAAGATAGGCTTCGTCGGTCACTGCCAGAGCGCCGGCCGTATAGCTGACCGTGATCGTCTGTCCTTCGACCAGCGTCGGGAATCCAGTCCCGCCGAATGCCGGATAGATGCGAAGCGGGAACGAATTGAAGTCCGCAACGAACCCCGTGTACGAAATGTCGTCTGCCGGATCGTCGGACGTCGAATAAGTGACCGTTTCCACGCTTTCGATCGGGCGTCGGTAAATCTCGAGATAGTCACCCCAGCGCCGGAACGTCTCGACGCGGGCGCCACTGACGAACAGGTAACGCGAGCGGCGTTCGATAAAAGCACGGGCCGGGGAGATGAGGCTCAGCAGAAACTCGTCTTCGCTGTCGTCCTCCAGCATCCGGACTTGTGCCTTAGCTTCCCTCAGAGTGACCGGCTCGTCGTAACCGATGGGAAGCGTGAAGATTTCCGTCTCTTCGTCGCCAGCCGCAGTCGTGATCGTGTGCGTGATCGTCGCCGGAGTCCCGGCCGTTCCGCCAGAGACCTTGAAGACAACCGACTGATTGCCCGCCTCGATGGTCGTGCTGACGAGCGTTGCGCCCGTCGCCGAAGTGACTTCGCTCGAGATCGTGTCGACGCCGAGGAACGGCGACCAGTCATGCCGATAGCGCCGGACTTCTGCCGCGCGTTTCGGTTGAAGGCTGATGGTCATGCACTCGTTCCCGTCAAGCGAGAGGCGTAGGTCGTTACAATGTCGTCCGCCGCCGTCTCCGGAGTGGTTGAGGCGTGGGTCGTATGCCATGCGGACACTGGCCTGGGTGGCCCGTGACCGGAGATGGCAGCGATGTCGGCAATCTCGGTAGCGGACAGACTGCCCTGTATGAGCAGTTGCCCGACAATCACGGCAGTGTCCGCGCCTTCGGTCGCCGCCAGAACGCCAGTGGAGGCCGCTGGAGCGCCGACGCCAGCGAACGCGGCACTGTCCGCGCCCTCCGTTGCCCCAAGCGCGCCCCGGACAAGCACATCGCCCGCCAGAGAGGCACTGTCGGCCCCTTCCGAGGCGGCGAGCGAGCCCTGAACCGAAACATCGCCCGCAAGCGCAGCGGAATCCGCGCCCTCCGAAGCACTGAGCGAACCGGAGACAAGGACATCGCCCGCAATGCTGGCAGCATCCGATCCCTCGGAAGCGGCCAGCGTGCCGTCAATCAGTACGACGCCCGCAAACGAAGCGGTGTCAGCGCCCTCGCTTGCGGAAAGCGTACCAGTGACCGCGCCGCCAGCCGCCGATGCCGCCGCATTAGGAACCGCAGGAAGCGGCCCCCAATAAAAGCCGCTCATCCGTAAGATCTAATAGACGATATGATCGTCCGGTCGGAACCTGCTAGGCGCGTGAGCGTGAAGTCCCAGCCTTCGCCGAGCATCAGTGCCGGCGTCATAAAAAGCGGCTCGGCTTGAGCGCCTGTCATTGTCCAGCGCGAGGCAAGGCGCTGCGTGTCGCCCGAACGCGCCTTATCGTAAAGCTTCAGCTCGTACTGGTCGCCCGCGATCATCGCGTTCACATCAAGCACGAGCTGGATCGTACCCTTGTCCGTCTTGGATGCGGGCGCGCCCGACGTGGAGTTGAGCGTCAGGCTAAACTCTGTCGTGCTGATCGAGTTGCTGCCGGAGTAGAGGACTGTCCATGCAGCCATGTCAGCCTCCTATTCCGATTGCGGTCGCGTTCCAGTTCGCACTCGGTGCGCCGCTACAGATAGCGCGAACGTAGATGGTCGAACCAGCCGGGACCGGCCTGTAAGCAGACGGCATGAAAAGGCTCAGGTCAGGACCGGCCAGCATGATTTCGGAGCCGCTCTGTATGTTCGCCTGCTTCGTAATGAGATGCTTGTTCGATCCGTCGCCGTAAGCCAGCTCGACGACAGTCTGCGTGCTGGCATAGGCAGCATTGCTGGCCTGGGTTCCCATCTGCCACCACCACAGGTCGCGTGTCGTCGTGCCAAGAGATGCCCACGATCCGAAAACGCCGTTACCTGGGGTGAAGCTACCGCCCGAGCTGTTCGTGATTGTCCCGATAGTTTCCGAGAACTGACCAACCGGCACCAGTTCCGGGTGCGAAGGATCGCCCCATGCCGTCATGGTGACTATGACCGTGCCAGCCGTCGCGTTCGACCCCTGGACACGCACTGCGATGCTGGAACCAGCGCGAACAAGTATCGGAAAGATGAAGCTCGGCGCAGGAGTGGCGTAGGTCGCCGAGCTGAAGCCCATGACGATATTGGAGATGACCGCCGTGTAGCTCGTGCCGCCAGCCGGGTCGACGCCGATGTCCATCAACTGCGACTTGTCCTGGTTGGTCGTGGTGCCGCCCACCAGCGAGAGGCGCAGCCAGTAGACGTCCTTCGTGACGCTTGCGGCAGCGAGAATCTGAGTCCACGAGCCTTCCGCGTTGGACGCGCCGGGCGTGACGCCGGTCCCCTCGGTCGTCGAAAAGGAACCCGACCAGTTGTCCGTGAGGAAGCCGTATGAAGAGAGGCCGGGCGCAGCGAGCATCAGGCGTGCGTGATCGTGCCGGTGGTGAGCGTCACGGACTGGCCCGCCGTGATCTCGATCGAGTCCAGAATGATGTCTGTCCCCGACAGGCCGACAGTGAGTCCGGAGATGACGGTGGTGTCGTCGCTGTCCGTGATGATCGCGTTGTCGGCATCGCCCGAAGCGTCTGCCAACGTGTCCGAGATGTCAGGATCGAAGTCGAACGTCAGCGTGCCGCCGGATGCCGTTCCACTCGGATCGGCCAGCGTAAGGGTTGCCAGAACGACGTTGCCCGAGTCACGGATTTTCAACTTCCCCGGCCCCGCGCCCGCGTCGATCGCCGCAATAACTGCGTTAAGCCGCGCCTGCTTGGTCGCGGTTGAATAGGTCACGGCCATTTACTTAGCATCCTTTCCATCGCGGCCCTTTTTCACGGCGCACGACCACGCTTCCTTGCCGCTGTCCGGCTTGTCCTTCGTTTCCGAATTGCAGTGCCAGAGCGAGCCGCCCCAGGTCACGAGATCGCCGGGAACGTACTGCTCACCATCCTTGAACACCCCGCAATAGACGGGGACGGGGAAGGTCATCTCGTATTCGTGGCGAACCTCGCCGCGCTCAAACTTGAACACGAACGTCCGGCCGTCCGCGCCCTTCTCAATGGCGAAGTCGTCAAGGCCGAAACCCGGTTCTCCGTCTTTGCCGTCCGATCCGTCGCGGCCGTCCTTGCCGACGATCTCGCCGAGATCCTTTGTCGACCCGTCCGAGAGCGATGCAATCAGATGACCTTCGCGGCTGATGAAGGCGTCGATGATGCCGGCGCCGTCCTTCCCGTCGGCTCCAGGCGTTCCGTCCTTGCCGGGTTCGCCAGGATCGCCCTTGATGATCTCCGGCGCCGGTCGATCCTCGAGCACCTTAAGACGGGCTTTCAGATCCTCGTTCTCAGCCTTCAGCGATGCGACTTCCTTGTCGACATACTCGCGAACGAAGCCGACGATCTCTTCGCCGAAGGACTTCCCGTCGAACATTATCGCAGCCCCTTGGCTATTGCGGCGAGAGCGCGTGCAGCCTCGCGCTCGGTTTCGGCGTCATCGTTGGCGGGTTCAGGCGGCGCGGCTGGTTCCGGCTTGGCCGTTCCGAATGGGTCTTCAGCCGCATCACGCTTCGCCAATGCGGCTAGGCTAAAGTCCTGCTGCTGCCGGAGAACGACGTCGCCGCCCTCGGTCTTCGGAAGGTTGAGCCGCTGGCGACCTTCGTTCGGCGTCAGGTAGTTCCGGCCCTTCTCGAGAACTTCCATCTGTGCCAGGCTGTCCATCCACAGCAGGTCGTCCTTGTCGAACATGACGCCGAGCGTCACGCCGTCCATGCCGAGCCCCTCGTCGAGACACGCCTCCATCTCCCGCAAGTGGATTTGCAGGCATTCGGAGAAATACTGGACATTAAGGGCTTGGACGTTGTTGAATGTCGGGTCGCGAAGGCCGATCTTGTGCGGCGGAACGTGATAGGTCGAGCAGACGACTTCCGCGGTGTATTTAAGCTGTTCAATTAGCTCAGCTTCTTCTGACGTCATGGTCAGAGCTTCGAACTTTGCCCCTTCGCCCAGAATAGCGAGTTTGCCCGCGCCAGATGATCCGGCGTACTGCGACTCCCACGTTTCCTTAATCCGCCCCGCGTCTTCAGGCGGGATGCGATTGGGGAAAACAATTAGAGCACTTGGCCGGACGCCGTTGGCCGCAAGGTTCGAGCTCGCGTTCTGGATGTTCGTGCCGTGCGTTGCCGCGAGGGCAGAGGAGTAAAGCGGCGAGATCCCGACAAGCGGGTGGAACAGGCAGTTGAAGCGGTCGTGAATGATTTCACGCGCCGGAATAATGACCTGCGTCTCTTGGATCGCCGCAAGGTTGTCCGTGTCGAGCCGGTAGAAGACCTGTCCGTCATCGGAAACGAGCGGCTGAACTCGATCGGGGTTGAGGACATACAGCGCCACGACAACACCGCGGCCGTCACGCTTCTTCAGGATGTAGGCATTCCCGCGCGCCAGCTTCGAATTGACCCAGCCCGCAATGAACTGGGGGGCGTTCTGGAAATGGTTCGGCTTGCGAAGAACCGGCGAATAGGCCGGGTTCGTGGTCTCCTGCCACACGCCGTCCTTTTTCGCGACCAGCAGCAGGCCGAGCTTCGCGATGTCCGAGCAAATCAGCGTGTGGCAGGCGAAGACCGCGTGAAAGGCCATCGCCTGATCCGCGGTGAGAACGACGTTGCGCTGCCATGCCCCGGTGAAGGACTCCCGCACGATCGGCCACCAGCCGCCCCGGTTGTCGGGATAGTTGAGCGCCTTCTCCTCAGGCTTGGGGCGGCTAATCTCGAGACCGAACAGCTTCACTATGCGGCCTCCCTCGCCTCTGCGATGCGATAATTGTCTGTAATGAATGGATAAATCCGGATCGGCGCGAAGACCCAGGGCTTCGGTTTGCCGGGGAAGAACAGAACCCGCGGCTGGCACTGCTTTCCTGCCTTCAGGTAGGCACCCCAGAAATAAACCCCGTCAGCTACGGTCCAGACCGCTTCGTTCGGCCCCAGCTTGTGAGCGAGCCACGCCTGATCGGAGCCGTGAAAGGCTTCGCCCGAGACGTCCGCGCCGGCCTGGTCGAAATCCTCGTAAACGTCCGGACGGCAACCCGCCGACAAGAGCATCATTGAACCGTTGTAAGGCCGTTCCGGCGCCGTTCCCTTGAACAGAACCAAATCTTCCCGCCGATCGAACAGCGGGTCCAGTTGCCCGCCTATGCAGACGTCCAGATCCATACTCACGAACCGCTTGCCGAATGTCTTGGCCGAGTCCTTGCGGAACATGACCAAGCGGCGGAAGCAGTTGGGCTTGCGCGGTCCCCACTTCGGTTGAACGTCTTCGAACTCGCCCGGTGGGTCTATCCGTTCCACGTTCGGCGGAAGGTCCGTTTCTGTCGTTACGCAGGCCAGCCGGTGAGGCATCGCGAGGTTGCGCGACACCATGTCAGCCCACAGCCACACATGCTCAGGCTTGTAGGTTGTTCGTCCTTGCGGTTGCGTCCAGAGCCAACTTATGACCGTTAGCACCTTTTGCGCCCGATTTCTCTTGCTGGTGCCATGTGTTCCCGCTAGACCTTTTGTATGCACATGACCGATGCGGAACTTGCCCGCTTCAAGAGCAAGACTGTCGAAACCCCATCTGGCTGTTGGCTATGGCAAGGCCCGCTCGACAAGGACGGCTACGGCTCGTTTTACTTCCGTCGCCAGCCGCGCCGGGCTCATCGCGTCGGCTACTTCCTTCAGCATGGCCCCATCCCGCAGGGCATGGTCGTGAACCACACCTGCCGAAACCGGCACTGCGTAAATCCGCAGCACCTGCAAATGGTAACTGTCACAGAGAACGTGATGAAGGACAGCACCAGCTTGCCGTATCTCAACTCGCAGAAAACGCACTGTAAGAAGGGTCATCCCTTCGACCGCAAGTACGGAAAGCAGCGCTATTGCTCGAAGTGTCAGGCCGAGAAAACCAAGCGCCTCCGCGCCAAGTGGCGAGCGGAAGAACCGGAGAAAATCGTATGATCCGTCCTAAGAAAATCGTTGACGCGCGTGTCCCGGCTGAAGCGTTCGACGAGTGGGAGTGGGGCGACGGTGATTTAGCGCCACTTCTCCAACACATTCGTCGCGACACCGCCAAAGTGATAGCCGACCAAATCGCAGAGGACTGCGACGGCTGGTTCTCCGATTACGATTGCACTTTCAATGTGACCATCTTCGGAGACTTCATAATTTCCTTCGATGTTCTCGACGCTTTGGCGGTGGGCCAAATCAGGTTCGATGACATCAATGCTCTGCGCGCCTTCGCGGGGCGGATCAAAACGATCTCGGATAACATGCAAGATGCACTGGAGATCGCCGAAAAGAGCGCGTCCTAAATCGCGCCACGACTCCCCAGGTACGCAAACAGAGGGGCATAACGGGTTAGGAAGTCCGGACGGGCTTCCTTGAGGTAGCGCCACTTTGGAAGGATGGCTTCGGCTTGGTAGTGGTAAACACTCTCCAACGCTTTCACGGCTTCGGCTGGTCGCCCAGTGTCACAAAGGAACAGCGCTTCACCACATGCAAAAAGTGCGCGCTTCTCGGGATTGATTATCCCCTTCCAGTACTCCCATCCGAAAACGATTTCTTCGAACGTCCACCGGCTCAGCGCCAGCGCATCAAGCGAAACCTCGTCAGCCGACCACTGCGACTTGACCCGGAACACCAGCGTTGTTCCCGGCACAACCGCCTCAACGAACTCCAGATGATGTCGCAGCCGATAGAGACACGCCGGGATCTCGTAAGACGGGAAGTGGCAGAAGTCCTGCCACGCCATGATTGAGCCGGGCTGCAGGGCATTCCGCAGCTTCGTCAGAACGGCCGAGATCGCCGGAACGCGCTTCGGTGCATCCGTGATGAGCAGTGCAATTGGAAGATCGTCGGGCCACTCCATTTGCTCGATCTTGCCCTGATGCGGCCGAACATAGCCCATCAGGTCGCCTAGATTTTCCTTGAACTTTTCCAAGCTCGGACCAACCGGGACAGCATCTATCCCACGCTTGTCATAGAAGGCTTTCACCTTCTCTTTGTGACCGGCCTTCGAAATGAACTGATCGTAAACGTGAACCGGTAGAGGTGAACTAGCGGCCCTAGCCCCCGCCGCAATGTATGCGGTCGACGCACCCATCCACGCGCCAAGCTCGATGATCGCGCCTAAAGGCCAGCGTTCTCCGGCCTCTTTCGCCAAGCGAAAATAACACTCGCGCTCCGCGTCGGTCGTCATCGCCGGTATCGGCGGGACTCCCGTTATGCTGCGCTCAAGCACATCCGATGACGACAAATGACTTCCCCCGCGATCTCTTTCAGCCCGAGGATGCGGGCCATTGCAAGCCGGTGATTGCCCTGGTTTCCGATGAAGACTTCGCCGTCACGGCCGACCAGCAGGCGGGGCAGAGGGTATCTGCGCCCGCCTGAGCCCACCACGCGGAACCCGTTGGCCTTCATCTCTTCGAACATGCCGTCGACGCGCTCGTAATACTGCTTCAGCAAGTCGCGCATCGTCTGGCATCCGCGGACGGACTCACGCCCGATCCGCCGTGCGTAAACGTCTTTAAAGAGGTCGGTCTCTTCCCACGGCCAGCACTCGACATAGCGTTGGGCGATCGACCGATGCTTCACCGCGTCCTCGAGTGGGTGGCGGCGTTCAACGTCCCAGTCGCCGGCAGTGACCGACTTCAAATCCTCAGTGGGCGAAATCTTGAACCGGATCTGAGACGGGTCGGTCCAGAGGACTTCAGCCATCCTTCCGGCCGACAACAACTTCGTCGCCCTTGTTCACACTGCCCTCTTGGACGATCCGGTAGCCGTGCCGCTTAAGCAGCTCGGTCATGCCTTCGCGTGAGGCGTACTTGTTCCATTCGAGCAACGGCGGATCGGGATTGCCCTCACGCCAGCGTCCGGCCCTGTTGCCGTTGCCGCAGAGAACGACGTTCGGAACCTTGCGCGCGACCTGTTCGAAAACCGGGTCGAGCTGATCGCCGAGGTAATAGATCATGCGGATAGCGACGAATGTGTCCATGCCGTCCAGCCACCCCAGCGAATCCACGATGTCACCGCGAACAAACTGCGGAACGGCCGTAAAGCGGTAACGCTTCAGCCAATCGTTGCAGAGGTCACTAGCGAGGGACAGGCGATCCGCCCTGCGCTCTAGCGCCGTGACTTCCTTCTTCGCCCCGAGGTCGGCCCTTCCAAGGCAAAGAGCGAGAACGCCCTCAGCCGAACCGACCTCGAGGACGCGATCGCCGGGAATGTACGGAAGAAGGCGGGTGTATTTTTCCGGAATCGCGCCGCGTTTGATCGCGGACTCGTTCTTCCGGTAGGCGAGAGAGGCTGTCACGCAGTTTTCTTGGCAGGCCAATAGCGCAGAAGCTTGAACCACTCGCGCGTCGGACGGGTGCGATAGAACGTCGCCGTAACCGACACGATGATGCAACCGAAGCCGAACTCGACGCGCCAGTCGCGCGGAAACAGAATGAACCTCACGACGCAGACTTCTTGCGGCGTGTCGCCTTCCGCTTTGCAGGGGCTTTCTTCGCGGTGGGCTCGGGAGCCTCGGCCTTCGGAGTAGGAGCGGGAGCCGGCGCGGCTTCCTCAACCGGCTGAGGCGCTTCGACCTTTGCCGCGCGCTTCGGAGCTTCCTCGCTCAGTTCGGCGCCGAGCTGGCCGAACAAACGAGCCGCGCTGGCGGACAGGGTAATCTCCTGCCCAGCAGTCAGCATCCGCGTCTTGTAGAGCGGGTGCCGTTGGTCGCGGGTCACGTAGAAGGTTCTGTGAGCCATGCCTCACTCCTTGAAAGAATAGGGACGGAGCCTCGGGAGAAGCCCCGTCCCATCGTCAGCCTGCGTGCAGCAGCCGACGTGACCCGAGAACTAGCTCAGGTCGTTGACGGCGCCGCCCCAGGCAACACCGCTCAAGTAGGCCACTGCGCTTGCGCGACGAGCCGCCCAGTTGATCGTCCGCTCCGCGAGGAAGCCGACGCTGTTGGTCTGCCACAGGCTGACGGTCGAAGCCGCCGTTCCCGGGACAACGCCGATCGAGTCACCCGTCAGCGAAGAGTCGAGCATCTCGACCGAAGCCTCACGGCTCATGTCGAGACGGAACCCGCCCTCGTCTGCAAGGTAAACATCGGATGCGTTGATCATCACGACGATGCCCGCCGGCACATGCTCGGACGTGATGACGGGGATTCCCAGAAGGGTTCCGCCATTCATTCCGATGCCGTTGAACTCCGACTGGCCGAGCGCATTGACCATCATCGAGAGGGCGAGAGCCGTTCCCGACTGCATGATCAGAACGCCCGTCGTCGGCGGGTTGTTCGCCGTGACATACTCGTTCAGCAGCGAACGGATGTCCGCCCGAACGTCGTCCGCATCGCCCGTTCCCGAGGCCGCGCCATTCGGAGCAGCGTTCGTGATCGAGGCCGGCGAAACACCCGCAGAAGCGGCCTTCGCAGGATCGATGAAGTCGATGTCGAGACGCGCCTTCAGGGCTTCGACAAGCTGGTCACGGACGATCGCTTCGGCCGACGGCGAGGAGTCACGAATGACCTCATCCGTCAGAACGGCGATGTTCGCGACCTTCAGCGGCTCGAGCGTCGTGCGAGCGAAGTCGAAGCTGGTCAGCGGCTTCGCCTTGCCTTCCCCGACCCAGTAACCGGCGCCGCCGCCCGTTTGGCTGATCAGCGGAACCCGGAACGGAACCCGGCGCAACGACGGAATGCCGTTGTTGCCGAACTTGCCCAGGATCGTCTGCGGACGCAGATACTCGAGGAAGTCCGCGAACGCCGAAGTCGTGTCGCCGACAAGATCCTCGGCCCACGAACCCGACTGCGTTGAACCAGCAGGAACTTCCGCCTTCTCGATTGCGGTGAACCCGCGATCGGCGAGGCTCTTGAGCGTGCCGAACGCATTCGACTGCTCGCCGTAACGGTTCTGAGCGATACGGCTGGCCTGGTCGAGATTGCCCTTCGCCATGCCGAAGCACTTCACAAGACGGGCAAGCGCGATGCCGCCGTCCAGCTTGGGCTCTGCCTTGACCTGGATACGCTCGCCGCCGCGGGAAGCGGAAGCGTTTGCAGCCGTGTCGCCGGCAACCGGAGTCGCGGAGATGCCAGCGGCCTTCTCCATGAGGCCGAGGCGCTTCAGGTGCGCGTCGATTGCCTCGATCTCGCCCTGCAGCGTGTCGAAGTCTTCCTGCTGCTGTGCGTCGAGCGTTTCGCCCTTGCCAGCGGCGTCGTCCATGATGGTCTTCTGCGCGGCCGCCTTGGCTGCGCGCTGCTCACTGAAGGCAGCAATTTGCGTTTCGTAGCCCATTGAAAATGTCCATCTTGCCCCCGCCGAAGCGAGGGACTGGGAAAGCCGACGTCTCGCGACGTGGGCGAACCGTGGTGGGTTACTTCCTCACAGGATGAATCTTGCGAGGAACGAATGGCGCCCGGTCGGGGGCTGCCGGACCCAGCCGCACCACGACCGCCGATTTGCTCTTAGGAGCCGACTGTTCGGGGGCGCTGGGAATCTCAGTGTTGGCGCAAAACGCGCCGTCGAAGTCGCGCAAGTTGTCAGCGCACGAACCGGCGTGGCTGCACAAAGCGGCGGGATCGGTGGGTTCGCTAAAAATCAGCGATTTAGCCTCATCGGAAAGGTTGAGGTCCAGCGCCTTGCGGAGCGCGTTCGGGTTAGCCGGAACGCTCACAAGGGAGCATTCCAGCAGTTCCGCAGCGCCGAAAGAATAGCCGCCGTGCTTGTTGCGCTCGGCTTCGTCAGGGTCGATGTTGAAACCGACGCTCACGGCGCGAAGGATGCCCGCCTCAACAGCCGCGATCACTTCGTCTAGGCGCTCAGAAATGCCCTTGGACAGCAGATTGAGCCGGCCAATGAGTTGCTTTCCCTGAATCTTCACATCGGTCCAATGACCAACGATGAACTTGTGGTCGTGACCGAACAGCGCAACCGGATTCTTCACGAAGTTCTGAAGATTCCAGCCGTCCGCCTTGATCACGTCGCCAACTCGGTCGACGGTCTCGTCGCTCATCACATAAACGAGCGGATCGTCACCGGCCTTTGAGACGAACACCTTTTTGAGAGGTTCGGCCATAGGATCGCTCCTTAGAAAACCATGAGTTCAAATGCGGGCGCGGGCTCGACCTCGGAAGGTGCCACGCCGAAAGCCATTGCCATCGACACGGCCCCATCGATCCGGCCCGCAGACTTCGCCTTGTTCAGCTTGCGCCCGCCCGCGGGATCAGTCGTGACCACCGCGTTCGCGACACACATCGTCAGGACCGGATGATTGCCGTGCCTGACCCTCTCGCCCAGAAGCGCCGCTTCCATGTCCCTGAGGGCCGGCGACATCGACTTGGTTCCCTGTCCGAAATCTTCGAACAGCTCCTCGATGCGTTCTTCCGTGAACCCGGCCTTCAGCAGCCAGGGCTTCAGGTATTTCATGCCCCAGCGGTCGAACGCGCACTTCTGCCAATTATGGGTCCGGTCGAACTCGTAGAGCTGCTTGGCGACCCACTCATATTCGACGGCCTTGCCGGGCGTCGTGTTCAGGAAGCCGTCTTTAGCCCACACGTCATAGGGGACGCGATCGGAGCGGGACTTCTCTCTCAACCCTTCTTCCGGAAGCCAGAAGGTCGGTTTGACCTCCCATGCCCCGTCAATGAAACACATCGGAACGTGCGCCGTGAGATCGGACGTCGATGAAAGGTCTAGGCCAGACCAAACCGGCTCGCGACCCCAATCCTTTGAAACATCGCCGCCGTTCGCCTGCCAGATGGTCCGGCTGATGAAGGGATTGTTCGCCTCAATTCGCCTATTGAGTACGAGGTTTTCGTATTCGGCTTGGCGGGAAGGCATGGCCTTGGCGTCCTCGGCCATCGCGAGGACTTCTTCTTTATTCATGAAAAGGTCGAAGGCAGGGTTCGCAGCCCTGATCGCATCCTCTGAAAACGGGTCTAAGTCCTCAGGCGCCGTTTGCATCCGCAGCACTGTCCGCGGATCGCGCCCATTCTTTGCATCATCGACAAGCACTGACAGCAAATCTGAATCGGTCGGGGCTTGCGTCGAAATGATAACGGAAAGCGGGTCCGCCTGAGCGGCCGTGGCTGTTTCCAGCGCCTCATAAAGAGGGCTGCGCGGGCCTCGCACCTGTCCCAGTTCGTCATGAGCTACAAATCTGGGGCTTAGCCCGAATGCCGTTGCCGCTTCCGCCGAAAGCGCCCTGTAAAGCGTTCCAAGGTCGGGGCAGAAAAGCTGTTTTGCAGTATCTCTAATGACGATGTTAGCGTGTAGGTCGGGATTGAGCCTCACCATTTTCGCCGCGAGTGCGAACAGGACCGATGCCTGATCGCGGCTCTGCGCGGCCGAGAATAGCTGAGAATTGGGCTGTGCCTCCGGTCCACACAGAAACAGCAGCATTAGGATTGCCGTCTCTACCGTCTTGGCGTTCTTTCGACCCCTTGTGATTATCGCCCGCCTGGTCCCATGCGGGTTATCGAAGATCGCCCTGAAATCATCCTTCATGAAGTCGGCCATCTTCAACGGCCGGCCCCAGAACTTTCCCTCCGGAATGATTATGTATTGTTCCGCCCAGGCTATATTTCTCTCGGCGCGAGTCAGTTCTTTCTTCGGCACGCTTAGCCAGTCATCTGCCAAGGTTTACGCTCGGTCGCCGCATTCTTCGCCGCCGTTGCCGCGGCTTGCGGAGTGTAGCGGCTCTGATTGGTCAGACGGAGCTTCGTCGCCTTGTCCGCCGATGCCTTCGTCTCGCAATCGCGCAACCGGACCAGCTTCGTCAGGTCGTCAATGTCGACCGTCAGGCCGCCTGAGGTTGCCTTGTCGATCTGGACGCTCAGGTGATGGGCGGTTTCAACGTGCCGGCAATAGTCCCGCAATAGCTGCTGAAGTGCCGCTGTCTTGAACGTATCCGCGGACTCATTGGCAACAGTCCGGTCCCAGACCTCCCGCTGAAACGGGGTCAGGTCGGAAGGCGCCGGAGGCCGGCCATCGATCGACGTTCCGGCAACAACCGAGAGTGACGCGCCGGAAGATCGGCCGCGCTGACCCATGAACGAATCTCCGTGGTGTTACGCGCGTGCGCGAGTGAAGTTACGATTTATAGTTTTTGTGTTGGGGCGCGGGTGTCCGCTTGGGTCGGTTTGAGGTTTTGACCTCCCCCCGCCCTATCGTTGTTTGCGTGCCGACTGTGCGATCATCTTCGCGAGGGGGATGCCCGTGCCAGTGGGTCGATCAGTGAGCGGACTTGTTCTGCCGTTCTCAGGATCATCGCAAATGAAAGCCGCGAAGTCCGCCATTGCCTCAATCATAGAGGGGTCATCAGCAAACATCTGCTCTGCCCAGTTGCGCTTCACATCGGCCATCCATCTTCCCCAGTCTTAGGCTTGCGCTTGAACCCGAACTGCTCTGCGGTCCTCATCGCATTGTGCATGTGGCAGAGGTTGCGTGTGTTCTCGTCTGTGTCCTCGCCACCATGAGCAAGCGGGACAATGTGGTCGACGATATGCGCTACCTCAGTGCGACCCTCGGCCTGGCAGTCCTCGCATAGTCCGTGGGTACGCTTCAGGCGTCGTATGCGCTGGGCTACTCCAGCTCTACCGCGAAGACGTGTAGGCACGATACCATTCGGAGCCGAACTGATACGCCTCCATGCCCAGGCCAATGACGATCAGGCCAAGTGCAGCAGATGCGGCGCTGCGTCCGACATAGCGGAGGGCGGTCATGGCAGGCGTCCTATGTGAGTGGTGCGTATCTCGCTGAGTATCCGGGTGAGGGGAGTGGTCACCTCCAGCCTGAATACATGACCCGCGCTACCAGCGATTGACGCACCGCGCCGATTGACCTTGCCGGCGATGATGGGCGGGAAAGCGTGAGCGGGGGAGAACGCGCCTTCCCATAAGAAAAGCCCGCTGACCTCGGGTGAGGCGCGGGCGCGATAGTCCAGAATATAGGGTTGAACATGGATAATCGCGACATTCGCGACATTTGCAAGGAATATTTTCACGCGGCGCGTCCGACGAACTGAGCTGGCGCATCCGTGGTCTGATCGAACAGATACCAGCAGCAGTTGTCTTTGCCCGTGAATGGTGAGTCCGGAATCCACTTCACACGTCCGACGCTGACGATCTTCCGCAGGAACGGCATGAACGGCGCGCTCTGCCGAGTGTGCATCCAGTCCGCGTCGAACAGCAGCCAAGTGGGCGCTTGCTTGGACAGGTTCAGGATGATGGGGTGCAGCACGTCACGCGACCACGGCGGGTTCGTGATGAAGCATTCCGTCCAATCGTAAGTGTGTTCGCGGGCGTCGGCAGTGCGGACGTTCGTTATCGGACTTTCAACGTCGAACATCCCGATGCAGCAATGGCCCGCGTCTTGAAGCGCCCAAACTAGCGCGCCGTCTCCAGCGCACGGTTCGATGTAATACGTTTCCGCGGTCAGGTGAGGCAGCAAGGGAAGCACCGCTTCTCGCGGCGTAGGGTAGAAGTCGCGGGGTATGCGCTCAAAGTTGGAACGCTTGCCCATTACGCCTTCACACCCACCGCAATCAGATCACGAAGCGCCTGCTCATATCTGCGCTGCAATGTCCGGATGGTCAGGTGTTCCATCTCTAGGGACTTGCGGATCCGCGACCAGCGGACAGGGTTCGCCATATCGCCGCGGCGAGACATTGCGCCTTCCGAAAGCAGCTTGGCGTTCCCGCGCTCGAGCAGCCTCAGCCATTCCAGGGGTTCAGTCATTGCGTCGATCGCCCTGGCGTCGGGCGGTGACGGCTTCGGCGGCGTGGTCAGCCAGCCAGCCGCTTTCGCCTGTTCAACCTTGTCCGCATAGTCGTGAAAGTAGCCGACGCCGTTCCTCTGCGCGAAGCCGATGCCCCTGTCATTCGGGAGGCGGGCAAGGGTCCACAGAGCTTCGACGATCCGCTGCTCAATCGCAAACATGGCCTTTGCCACGCTCAGACGCTCAGGGCATCCGTTGAAGCGACGGATACGGCGATCAATGTGAGCCTCGGCCCTGTCACGAAACGAGCGGGACGCCGCCAGCACGACCGCCTTCGCTTCCTCGCCCCGATATTCGCTACGGCCGACGATCGCTACCATTCGCATTTTGGATTTTCCCCTGCTCACGCTGCATCAGCAATCGAGTATCGGGAGCCGTCCGGCCGATAGCGGGCCGTTGCTCCAAGGTTCTCGAGGATGCCGTTCAGTTCGTTCGTGTCGGCTTCGCTCATCGGCTGACCGCGGCGATCGAGGACATGCTTGGTCGACGGCGCCGGGAGTGCGAGATGATCCTCCGTTGAGTTGCGCCGCCAGCGCATTGCCTGAGCCGTCGCTTCGATGATGGCAGGAACGATCTTCGCGGGGTGGTCACAGGTCTTCCGAGCCACGCTGCATCCGGCCGAGAGGATGTCCGCGGGAAGGTGCCTGAGTTCGGCCCATGCGACCGACAGCCATTCACGGCGCGATTCCTCGCTCATCCCGACAGGTGCGACGAGGGCAAGGCAAGCAGTCAGCTCGACAGCAAACTGCTCGCTAGTGGCGGGCGCCAATGCCGAAGACAGCCTTCGCTGCTCGGGTTGTGGGGCTGAGGCCGTCACTGGATTGATTTCTTCCCATGCCGTTGGTTCGTTGCTGTCCATCGTTCCGTTCCCTCGGGTCATAGATTCCACCCCAGCCTTTGCCGGTGCATTGCTCGATCAGTTGCGGGGGTGGGATGCCGGTCTGCGATGAGACACGGGCAAGATCGTCCTGAAAGCTTTTCCAGGTGCTCGGCGTGTTCACCAGCCGCTTGCGCTTCCTGTTCGTCAGAAAGTCGGTCCAGATTGCGAGGCTCACACCAGCCGGCAAAACCCAAGGGCGTGCCGAGGAACCTTTAGGTTCCGTCTCTTCTGTCTCTGTCTCTGTATCTGGGGGCGTTGCTTCATGTTGCTGCAACGTTGCATCGACGTTGCGCTTGTTCTTCCGGTGCTTTCTCGACCGTTCCGTGCTGCTGTCGCTCTCGTACTGGCGCCGCTTCCACGACGTCACCGATGACTCTTCGATCAACCCAAGCTCGGCATATGCGGCGAACAGCGCCTCCACCTGGGCCAGCGGTTCGCAGAGGATAACAGCCACCCGACGGGGCGTTGCATCATAGCTACCGCAGTTGTTCCGCCCGGCCGCGCTCTCGAGCAGGCAATGCCAAGCGGCGATCGATACTGAGCGGGACACGCCGGCAATCAGCGCCGCCTCGCCGAGTTTGGGATCCGTAACAGTCCCTTCGTATGCGCGATACCAGCGGCTCACACCGGCCTCCGCAGATGTTCAAGGCTGGCGAGAAGCTGCTTCATCTGAGCGCGCTCGAGCGGGTCATTCGCCATGCGACGATCGACGGCCCTGATTGCGTGAATGATGGTGGAGTGGTCGCGATCTCCAAACAGGCGCCCAAGGTCGACCCAGTGCTTACCGAGCAGCGTCCTGGCGAGCCACATTGCACGTTGCCGCGGCCATGCCACGCTGCGATGTCGCCAGGGCGAACGCATGTGTTCGACTGCTATTCCGTAGAACCCTGCGACAGCTCGCTGGATTGTTTCTACTGGCCCGGTCCAGTTGGGCTTCGTAATCCGAGCCTGAGCAAGCGAGAGATACTGCATCCGCTCGGCGAAGATGTACGGGCCTGTTCGCGTGATCTTTGCGACCTCGCCGGGCTCAAGGGGGATGCTGACCGTCACGGCCGATAGCCCCGAAGCTGGAGTTCCCGCGCGGTCTCCAGATCGAGCCTGTGCCGCAGGGCGAACTTCCAGAAGAGTTTCTGGCAGGCGAGCTTTAGCTGCTCGCTTCCACACGCCGCCTTGTGCTGGGCGCCAGTGTCGCAAGCGAGGGGCGGACCGTTCTTGGCATATTTGTCCGAGGGTTCAGGCTCAGATGGCGGGGCGGGCTTCTTTATCCGCGCGCGGATCGCCTGGACTTCCTCCCGACTGATGCGGAAGTAGCTGGAGATGAATCCGTCGTCCGTGATGTAGCCGCAGACGCGCTCCACATCGCAGGCAGGAACGTCCTGCCACTTGGCTCCACCCTTGCTCATGATGCGGCCCCCGACCAGGCCGGGGTCGTCACGGGAT